CCCTTTCTGGTTGGGAGACCACCACCCCCAAGAGCGCGTGGTAGGTAAGGTGGGATTCCGACTGAAGCGAGTTCCCTGGGCAAGCCCGGGTAACAAAGCTTCAGGACCCTCTCCACCCTAGCCCACCGACCCTCGTGAGCGGTTGCCACTGACCATGAGGCTGGACCAACGGTACACCACTTTGGTAAACCGGTGCTCCGGGGCCCACCAGGCTCGGTCCTGTGAGACCTTTTCCCTTTTGAGGAAAGAGACCACACCGACGCGTTCCCCTGTGTAACCCTGGACGGAGCTTTCACGGCCCACTTTAATGGGATCGAAGAGCTCCAGCCTCTCAGCTTCGTGGCCACTCGTATCCGCGCGACTTCCCCCGGGACCTCAACGTAAGAACGTGGGTACCGGATGCTAACCACTTCGCCCTGGTTGTTCCTCCGAGCCACTTTAAGGCTCGAGTGCCAACCAGCGCTGGTCCGCACAGGGAAATGAGCGAGGGCGTACGGCACGTCGGAGACTAAGCCGACCCACCTACCCTGCTCAAGCGGTCGCCGTGCGTTGACGGTTGACAGCACAGCTTCGACACGGTAAATATCCTCCGTGAAGATGCCGTAAACTAGAGATTTCAGGTGTTTGCCTTCGGAGAAGACTGCGCCACTGGATGTAGCGTAGTACTCGTACCTGCGAACCCTGTCATTCCTCCAGAATGCTGCCAAGTCGTCCCCACAGATACGCTCGGCCTCCCCCCGTCGTATATCGTAGTCTGGCTTCTTAACTTCCTCAACAGCAGCTTTCCTCAGGTCCAGAGATTGATCGCACCAGAACAAGTGCGTTAAGCACAAGAGTGGCCAAGTGGTTGGTAGTCCCATAAGCGCACCCCTGCGGGTCTCAATCTCCGTCCCATCCGGGTAACGGAGCTTGTACGATCCGACGGCGGCACGGACGAACAGGTCCCGGAACCATTCCGGGGTGTTCGCCGCCGCGCACAAGCCTTCCACCAATGCCTGCAACAGGTCACCGTGTATAGTGTCTGACGCAGCGGTCAAATCTGCCGACACCACCGTTCCCAGTGGTCCAAGACCACCCGAGGAAAACATGCTCTCAACAGCCAGCCGATGCTCCCCGCGGAGAACATCGGACACTCGGACATCATGCGAGAGAGCTCTGGCCAAAGAGCTCCGGAGCGCATGAAGCCAGGCTACACGTCCGGCTGCGTGCCTTGTCACGATTCGGGCCTTGAAGCCTCGTTCCGCGAGTCCGACAACTTCCGCCCGATCGGAGGTCGACAACGCGCATGCGTCGACCACTCTACGGAGCGGCTGAGAGCGACCAGAAACCTCGGCAAGTGAGTGTGTC